GGGTGGGGTCCTCCTCCGGGTCGGGCTCGATGATGGGCGGCGGTTCTGCTGGGGGCAGATCGCTTGTGGTGGCCTGATCTGCTTCGGGCGCGGGCTGTGTGGGTTCGGTTTCGCTGCTCATTCCGCGATGACCATCCAATCGATGCCGGTGGACGTGGTGTTGGTGCGGGTCAGCCACACGGTGAATCCGGTGGTGGTGGCGTTGGTGAAGCTCACTCCGGTGACCTGCGTGCCGGGCAGGCTCGTGTTGGGAGAGACCGTGATGCGGGGGGTGCCGGTCAGGTTGAGGCCGGTCACGTTTGCGCTGGTCGGCGTGTTTGCGGCGCTGGGAGTGATGGTGATACGTCCCGAGCTGATGTTCGCAGCGGACAGTTTCCCCGTGATGGTCGTGTTGCCGTCCTTGTCGACCGTGAATCGGTCCAGGTCGCGCCGCAGTCTCAGCAGGTGCCCAGTGTGGGCCGTATCGGCCTGGACGTACACGGCTGAGTTGGCGGAGGCCGGGGGGTACACCTCCAGGCGCCCTCCGTCGAGTTGTGAGCGGTTGGCCAGGAGGAACAGGGTGCAGTTTTCGGTGGAGGCTGTGGTGTTCCGGTATCCGATGGAGGCGCTGGTGGCTCGCAGGTCGAGGCGTCCGCCGATGTTGTAGCCAACGGAGTCGGATTCACGGATGCGCTCAATGACCGCGAAGTCGGCACCCATGAAGGTTCGCCACTTCATGTCGGTATATCCGCTTCCGGTGAACTTTCCGGTGTTCATGCCGAGGTCGGCGGCGCCGGGGGTGGTTTCGACGACGTTGATGACCGCCGCGTTGGTGAGGGCGGAGTTGGTCATCCGCAGGTTCGGATAGGTGTTGTTGGGGTCCAGGTGGAGCACGGCCCCGGCGGTGCCCTTGACGAGGAGGCCGGCGGCGGACAGTTCACCGATCGCGGTCCCGGCAGCGTTGTAGACGATGATCTTGTTGGCGTTGCCTTCGTTCAGCGTGATCCGCTGCCCGGACGCTGCGGTCTGCACGAGAGCACCGGTCATCGTGCCGCCCGTGATCGTCTTACCGGTGATGGCGTCGGAGGCGAGGGACGTCGCGGTCACCGCCCCGGCGAGGATCTTCTCAGCAGTGATCGCATTCGCGGCGATCTTGTCGGCGGTCACGGCGAGCGCGTCCAGCTTCTCCGTGGTCACCGCACCCGACGCGATCTTCGCGGCCTCCACCGACCCCGCCAGGATCTTCGTCGCCGTCACACTGTCCGCGGCCAGAGCGGCCGTCGTCACCGACCCGGCGATCAGATTCGACGAGCCGACCACACCCGTCTTCAACGCTTCGATCGTGAAAGCGTCGACCTGCATCGTGCCCGTATCCCCCGACGACCCGGACGCGAAGTTCAAGAACATCAGCGGCGCGATGAACCGCACGTTGGAGTGGACGGCGCCCGGCGACCGCGGGTCCGGAGACGCCGTCGACCCGGACGCGGCCCGCCCCATCGCATAGCCGGTGTACGTCACGAACCCCGACGTGGTGGGCAGCGAGGCGCCGTTCGCCGCTATCTGATGCTGGGTGGTGTAGGCGGCTGCACCCGTCCGGTTCACATAGGTCACCCCGTCCGCGGCGATACCGAGAACACCCAGGTACAGGGAGTCGGTGCCCGACGATGACGGGGCGGTGGTGCGTACCCGCACGGACACCCGGTACAGGACGTCCGGGTCGTAGGGGATCTGCACCTTCCCGCGGATGACGTGGTAGCCGGTGGCCTGCGCGACCGTGTCCCCGGTCGGCGCGTCAGCCACCCCCGACAGGAAGCTGAGGGTGCCGCCCGGGGACTTCTGGAGGACGGTCCACGCGGTGGGGTCGCCCATGGCGTCCACGTACCGCTGGGAGGCGGTGTCGGCCAATGATTCGGTGAGCGCGTTGATGTTGACGGCGCCCGCAGCGAGTTTGCTGGTGGTGACGATGCCGTCGAGGATGTCGTCCGCGACGACCTGCGCGGGCCCGGCGGGGCCGGCCTGCCCGGACGGGGTGGAGGCGGTCCCGGAGGTGGTGCGGGCCAGCAGCCGCACATAGACGGGCACGCTGGTGACGACGACGACGGTGGAGCCCTGCGGGGTTTCGATCGTGCCGCGGAGCGTGGACGCGTCCGGGGTGAAACCGTCGGTGGGGCTGGCGTGGACTTCGATGCGCTGCCAGTCCAGGGGCAGGGTCGCCCCGCCTTCGAAGGCGCCGTTCCAGGATGCGGCGACCCCTCCGAGGACGGACGTGAGGACGGGCACGGTGGGCTGGGGCGGCGGCGGCCCGTTCACGATGTTCACGGCGGTCGTGCCGTCCTGCTGCAACCCCAGCAGGCCGCGGAGACTACCCGTGCTGTCGCGGACCTCTACCGAGGTGTTGTCGATGGCCGCGTGGGACAGGCGTGCGGAGCCTTCCACCGCGGCAAGGCGCCGCTCGATGTCGGCGAGCTTCCGGCCGATATCCATCGTCACTGGCCTCCGTAGGTGTACATGGCGGACGGTTTGAGGTCGATGACGGCCTGCGGCCCGCCCGGCGCGGTCGGCTTGATGGACCAGCCCGTCACCCGGCACCAGCCCGTAAAGGACGTCCAGGGGTTGTGGATGCGCGTGTACACGTCGTCACCCACCTGCCAGGACCCGAACGGGGCGGCGGGGGTGTCGCGGATGGTGACCGTTTCGACCCGGCCGAGGGTCTGCCGCCACGCCCGCTCCCACTCCGTGCGCGCTTTCAGCACGTCGTTGCCGTTGACCTCCGGGAACGCGGCGGTCGCCTCGAGACGCAGCCGCCCGTTGCGGACGGCGGAGATCTGCCTGAGCTTGGCGCTGCCGTCGCCGGCGCCGGTGCCGATGACGACCTGCGCATAGTCGTCCCCGGAAAGGGTCTGCTCCGGCTCCTCCACGATGTTCACGCCGCTCGAGAATTCGATGTCGCGGCGGCGCGCTCCGAGGCGCGGCCAGCCGAGCCGGATCCGCTTGACCACGCCTGTCTTGTCCGCGTTCCAGGTGCTGGTGCAGGTGTACTCGGGGGTGCCCTGGTCGCCTACGAGTTCGTCGACCTGGTCCCCGAGGCTCTTGGTGTCGTACCAGTGGGAGTGGTGGACGTCGGACGGCGTGCCGATCGTGGACGTGGACGTGGTGGAGTCGACGGTCACTCCCAGGTCGCCGTCGGGGATGGACTGCGCGTAGGTCCAGATGTTGCGGATGACCTGGCAGCGGTCGGCATACGTGTACGGGCCGCGGCCGCCGTGCTCCCCGTCCAGGTCGAAGCGTTTCTGGAGGTAGGAGGACCAGGAGGCGGCTTCGATGCGGTACTCGGAGCCCTCCGCGCGGACGTCCCAGATGAGGCCGCCCCACTCCAGCTGTCCGTCGGATTCCACGTAGATCTCCGTGGTGCCCGGATCCGCCAAGGTTGGGTTGGAGGCGACGAGGCGCGGGGACAGGGTGCCGCCCAGCGAGCCGGGCCCGGACAGTTCCGGCCCGTACTCCAGGCCGGTGACCGGCAGCGCGGTCGACAGCCACGCCCCGGTCAGGGCGTGCTTGGTGAGGACCCGGACAGGGGGTGCCACGCTCACCGCGGCGCCTCCTCGAACTGGACGTCCGCGACGAGGGTGGTGCCCGAGTCGACATAGATCCGGCCGGCCTGCCCCGCGTTCACGGCGTTCGCGCGGACCCGCAGGAGCTGGGTGGTGCCGCGGTAGGAGGCGGGGATGGTGAGGGTGTCGGCGACGACGGACCCGATACGGCGGATGCCGGTTCCCTGGTTGTCGTCGAGGAAGATCGGCTGGACGGTGAGGGAGGCGCCGAACGTCGCGGACAACTGCCCCCAGAAGTTGTCGAGCGCGTACCGGATCGGGCTGACGTCGATTTTGATGATGGCTTTGGACGCCCAGTCGGGGACGGCGATGGACCAGCCGGCCGCGGTGGAGAAGTAGCTGGGGGTGGTGGAGCCGCCGATGCCGGTGCTCTGGCTCGCCGGGGACTGCGTCATGACGGTCCGCTGACGGCGAGGGTTCGCAACCCTCCGCAGGTCCGTGATCATTGCGTTGGTAATGGTCGACGTGGACGCGGGAATGTCGATCCGGGCGAGAGGGATACCGGTCCGCCCGTCCGGGATCGTCGTCGCGCTGGAGGACACGTTGGAGATGACCTGGAAGTAGGCGACCTGCCCGGTCACCGGGTCGATGCTGCCCTCGTACTCGGGGTCCTCCACGCGCAGGATCACCATGTCGGAGCGTCCCGCGCCGGACCCGGTCGCCGCCAGGTCGACGTTGACGGCGCCGATGTTGCAGGCCGAGTAGTGGCCTTGGAAGGTGTTCGCGCGGCCGCGGACGACGGCGGAGCCGTCGCCGACCGTGACACCGCCGCCCGGGGTGGACCGCTGGGTGACCTTGAGGTCGTCGCCCTGGGTGATGCCCTCCGCGCCGTTGGCCAAGTCTCTGACCATCATGCGGAACTGCTGCGCGGAGTGGGTGGCCCCGTTGGTGAGGAGGGGCCGGGGGAACAAGGCCATGATTCGGCTCTCCTTCTAGAGGGCTATGTAGGCGTCGCGCCAGGTGACGCGGAGGCGGGCACTGTTGGTGGAGTCGAAGGCGGTCCACCGCATCTCGCTGGTGCCGGGCGGGATGGAGAACAGGTCGATACGGGACGCCGGGGACAGGTAGGTGGAGGCGTTGCCGCCGTTGTCCCAGGTGACGGTGCGGTAGCCGGGCCGGGTGTCGATCTCGATCCACCGGCCGACCGGGACGGTCAGCGTGGGAAAGGAGAGGCTGCGGCCGGAGGCGACGTGAGTGATGGTGACGGTGGCGCACGGCCCGAACACCCGCAGGATCGGCCAGGCGTCGGCGTCCCCCTGGTTGGTGACCCAGCCGGGCCGGTCCGCGGCGACCGTGCCGTCCTGCACGTAGATCGGCGCCACCACCGGGGCGGCGAACCCGCCCCCGGTCAGCCAACCCAACGGCAGTTCGGTCGTGGACTGGGTGTCGGCATAGAAGGTCGGGTCGTGGGCGAGGAACTCCATGTCCAGGGGCACATAGCCGTGGATGACCCGCCCGTACTCCGGGTCCAGCTTCCGGGCCCGCACCGTCAGCCGCTTCACCGGACGGCCCGGCCTCTTGATGCGCAAGGCCAGGCCCTGCCCGCCCACCAGCCGCACACTCGCCTGGTCGGTGACCGCCTGCAACGCGGCCACCACGTCATGGCAGGCCGCCGGATCCCCCGGCACCTTGATGGCAGCATCGATCTGGATCTGCCGACCGGCCCAGTAGTCGGGGCCTGCGAACTGCCCGTCCATGCTGGGCTGGTCGACGTCCGACTCCCGTACCGGGGGCCGGCCCAGACCGGTCGTCTCGATCACCTGCACGCTGGTACCGGCGCCGATGACGACACCGCCCACGTCGTACTGCCAGTCCTCAAGCGGCACGGGCGGCCACCCCTCCCCTGCGGGCGCGGCGCACGCTCCGTCCGACCTGCGCGCCGATGTCGGATGCGGACGCCCCCGTGCGGACGGCGGTCACGGTGACGTGGGTGGGGGTGGACTCGCGGACGATGACGACCGGCCGTGTGGCGCGGGCGTCCGTCAGGCCGAGCCCGAACTTCGTGGCGACGTCGGCGAGGACCGGGAGGGCGCTGCGCCGCTTGGAGGGGCTGAGCGGCAGATACGCCTCCCCGTGCGTTTCCGGCTCAGCGAAGCGGATGATCCCTCCGCGGGTCGCGTACAGGCCCGCTCGGATACCGCCGTCCGCGTACGCCTGATGGGCGTTGGCCTTCTTCAGGTCGGACATGAACCGCCCGGCCCGCGAACCGAGCGAACTCATGATCTGGCCCTTGGCCTTGTTGCCGACGGCGATGATCTCGTCCTCACCCAGACCGGTGGCACCGGCAACGTCATGGATGCCGGTCGTCTTCGTTTTGATCGCGGCGATGATCTGCACCAGCGCCTGCACCTGATCGGAGGTGAGTGCATTGTTCGCCCGCTTGGCCTGCGTGTTCGCCTTCGACGCCTTCGACTTGTCACGGACAGCCGCCGCGGCGAGCTGCTGCGCCGCCTCATCGTTCTGCGCGGCCAGCTGCCCGGCCAGATCGCCGTAGCCCTGCGCGGCCAGCTTCGCGAGGTTCTTCGCGAAGATGTCGTTGACGTTCGTGGCGTGCTGCATCTGCACCGTGTAGTCGGTGAGAGTGGCCCGGGCCGTCTTCTGCAAATCCCTCAGGGCGGCGGACATCTGGGCGACGTACTTCTTTGACCCGTTGGCCATCTTCTTTGCGAGGGCCTCACCCTCCTTGCCCATGGAGGCGAGGGCCTGCGCGACGTCACCGCCGGCGATGTCGGCGACCTTCTCGAGGTTGCGGTTCCATGCCGCGGTGGCGCGGGCGTTGGAGACGAGTTTCCGTTCGACCGCCCCGAGGTCGAAGTACTCGACCTGTTTGCCCTTGACCTTCTTCGTTTTCCGGCCGGCCGATCCGGCGTCGGACGGCGAGTACAGGGAGCCGGAGGTGGGGTCGTACCGCCAGTCGGTGATGCTGCCGTCGGCGTTCCAGGCGATGGCGGCGGGGTCGCCCCCGAGGCGGCGCACGGACTCTTCCGCGATGGCCCGGGAGCGGATCCGCTTGGACGGGGCGAAGGGAATGTAGGCCTCACCCATCGTTTCGGGCTCCGCCCACACCCGCCACGATCCGGCCGGGGCAATCTGCGCGACGTGGTTCTCGGCGCCGCCGGCGAAGTGCCGGACGCCGCCGCGCTGGATCCCGCCGTCCGCGTAGTAGTCGACCACTCCACCGTCGGCCATGTGGCCCGGCTTCAGCTTGCTGCGGTTCCTCACCTCGCCGGTGGACGAGATGATGTAGCGCTCGTGGTACGTGGTGGTGATCGTGACGGACTTGTTCCGCAGCGCGGCGATAGCGGAAGCGAGCGCACCCACGTTGGCGCGCTGCGAACCCGTCGGCACGCTGATGACGACGTTCTTGCCCTTGGTGTCACGAATCTTGAAGCCGAGGAGTTCCAGCTGCTGACGCGCCTCCGCGGTGGGCGCCTTCATCGTGATGGTCTTGCCCTTGGTGCCGGCAACCTTCTCCTGCACCGACTGGAGGTCACGGATGGCGTTGGAGGTCGCCGCGTCGATGGTGATCGTCTTGTCGGCCAGGCCGTCCCGGCGGCCCTTCAGCTCCTCCAGGTTGCTCTTCGCCGTCCCGGTCTCGGCAGTGACCTTGAACCGGCCGTCCTTCAGCTCGGTCACCTTGTAACCCAGGCCCTCGAGGAGGTTGACGGCATCCGAGGTGAGGGCGTCCACGGTCACGGACTTCTTCTCCGGCGTCTTCTCGATCGCGGCGATGACCGCATCAAGGCCGGCGATGGCGTCCTCGGTCCGCATCTCCACGCGGGTGGTCTTCTCGTCGGGGATGCCGAGGTAGGAGTCGGCGAGCGCTTCAGCCTGCGCCTTCGACAGGCCCATCGCGTCGGCGGCGTCGATGAATGCCTGCCGGCCGCGTTCCTGGATCCCGGACACGTACTCCCAGCTCTTGCCCTGCTCCCGGGCGGCCGTGGCGGCGGCATCGGTGTTGGCGGCCAGGTCGGAGAGGACCTTTTCGGCGTCGCGGGCCTTCTGCGATCCGAGGTCGAGTTCACCGTCGCGCATCTTCAGTGCGCTGGCGTGGTCCTTGATGGCTTTGGTGGTGTCGTCGATGGACTGCTCAAACGCGGACATCGCACTGCCGGCGGCCCGGTTGACGTCGTTCAGGGCGACGATGGCCTGTCGCAGGCCGTCCGCGGACTGCTTCTGCGCCGCGAGTTTCGCCGTAGTGTCCTGTGCAGCCTTCCCGAACAGGCCCATGCTGGCCGCGGCTAGCTCCTGCTCGAATGCGGCGTCCGCCATCGCCGACTTGTAGTCGTCCAGCTGCTTGGTGAACTGGCCAGTATCACGGCCGCCCTTGCCGTACTCCGCCGTGAGCCGCTTCAGCGCCTCCGCGGCAATGTCGGCCTGGCCGTTCTTGACCAGGCTGGCCAGGGACTTGTCGATGGCGTCGATGTTCTCCTTGGCTTCCTTGACCGGGGTGGAGTCCCAGTTGGCGAGCCCGCCCAGGCTGACGATCCACTGCTGTACGTCGTCCGCGGTGGACGGGTCGGTCAGGGCGCGGACCCTCTCGTGCAGGTCCCCCAGATCCTTACCGAACGCTTTCGCGGCCTCGCCGGTGACCTTGCCGGTCGCCCCCAGCTTGGCCAGGCTGCTGGTGAGCTTGTCGACGTCCGGCGGGGCCTGCCTGCCCATGTCTGACAGCTCCGAGAGCGCGTAGACCAGCAGGCCGATACCGGCGACGATGACGGACGCCTTCGCGGCTGTACCGAGGGCGAGGAACGCGGCCCGTAGACCGGCGAGGCCACCACCGGCGGTGGCGGCGGTGGTGCCGAGCGCGGCAACCGCCGTACGGACCCGGCCCAGACCAGCGGCGAGCGCCACATATCCTGCCCCGGACAGCTGGAGGAGCTTCAGGGCAGTCGCCACCTGGAGGATGATCCCGACCAGTTCGGGCGGCAGCGCGGCCACCAGACGGGCCGCCGCGGTGACGAGGGTGAGCATGGTCGGGCCGGCCTCCGCCGCGGCGCGCATCAACGTCACCACCGCATCCGAGATCGCCGACAGCGCCTCCCGGGCGGCTGGCCCGTTCTGCCGGGCGTAGGCCATGAACTCTGCGAGGGGCCCGCTGGTGATCTGCCCGCCCTCGGACAGGACGCGTAGGAAGTGGATGACGCCATCGGTCATCTCGTCCAGCTGCCGGTCGGTGAAGTCGGCGAACTTGTTCGCCATCGCGTCGAAGCCGGGCGTCTGTACGGCGCCGCCGGCGACGGTGACGAGCCGGTCCAGCTGGGTGGAGGCCGTCTTCACGTGCGGGGTGAGGCGGGGGATGAGCTGGTCGAGGACGGTGATGCCCTTGGTGAGCGGCTGCATGGTGAAGCCGGACATCTGATCCGACCAGTCCCCGAAGTTGCCCTTCAGGGTGGACAGGGCGATGGCGGCCTTCTGCGCTTCGGGGGGCAGGTCGGCGAGCAGCTGCTGGTACTTCAGCTGGGCTTCCATCGCCTCCGCGGAGGCTTTGCCGTGCTCGCGGACGGCTTCCTGGTACTTGGTTTCCGCGTCGGCGACCTCGGAGAGCGGTTCGATCTGCCCGGCCAGGGCGATGCCGAACGCGGCAGCCGGGACGGTAGCCGCGGCGAACACGCCGGGCAGCGGCGCCAGACTCGTGGACAGGCCGGCCAGCAGGGGGACGGCGGCGGTGGCGATGGGCAGCAGCCCGGCCAGTCCCAGGCTGCGGAGCCCTCCCCCACCACTACCGCCTCCGAGTCCGCCCACGCGCCCACGGAGCCCGCTGAGGCTGCCGCCGACGCGGGTGAGGGAGCCGTCCAGGTCATCCAGGTCGGTACGGAACGTGCGAGTGCTGGATGACATGTCGTCCAGGCGGCCCCGTGCCCGGCCTGCGGCGGTGTTGATGCGGCGTATCGCTGCCGCGGTGGTGAGGGCACGCCCCTCGAGTTCCTCCAGCTCGTTCTTCGCTTCACGGGCGGCCCGCTGGAGCGTGTTCAGGGAATGCGCGGCGTCCCGGGCTCCGGCCCGGAGGCGGGTGATGCCGCGGCTGTTGATGTTCAGGTCGACCGTCATGTCCAGGTCGGCGGATGCGGTCCGGACTGCGGCTTGGGCTTCCGCGCGCAGGCGGGCAGCGTCCACCCCCAGCCTCACGGAGAGGCTCTGCCTTGCCCCGGCAGCGGTCAGAGCGGCAGCAACGTCGGCCCGCAGGTGCGCGGCATCCACGTCCAGGCGTACTCCGAGCCGCTGCCCGGATCCTGCGGTGGTTAGCGCCGTGGACACGTCCGCGCGCAGGTGTGCCGCGTCCACGTTCAGGCGGACACCGATGCCCTGCCCGGATCCGGCGGTGGCGAGCGCGGCACGGACGTCGGCCCGCAGGTGCGCGGCATCGACGTCCAGGCGGATGCGGATGGGCTGGCGGGCGTCACGGCGGAGCTGCTGGACGTCGCGGCGGAGGGCTTGGACGTTGCGGGAGGCCGCGTTGGCGTCGGTGGACAGGCGGCGCAGGGTGCGGGAGAGGTCGGAGCCCTGCCCGGTAAGGCGCACACTGAGATTCCACTCGGACACGGGCGGGCTCCTTCCTCTCGGCTAGCGGTGGTGGTGCTGGACTTCGAGTGCGGCGGCGATGCTGGTGGGGATGAGGGCGACTTTCACGCCGTGCCCCTCATCTCCGTCGGGGACTTCCTTCTGCCGGTCGGCGAGGATCTGGCAGCCGATGCAGCGGTGGGTGGTGGCCCGGTAGGCGTCCTCGTCACCCCCGAGTGCCTCGTCCCACTCCTCCGCGCGGGTGCCGCAGGTCGGGCAGACCTGCTTGAGGTAGTGGGCGTATGCGAGGGCTTTACGGCGGTCGAGGTCGGTCCAGGTGCCGTCGCCATGCCCGCGGAACTGCGAGTGGGGGATGCCCCACTTGTGGCAGAGCTCCATCTGGGCGCGGAAGTCGGCATCATCGATCAGCCTTTTCCCAGGTCCGTGCGCCTGCGCTGCTGCACGGACCAGGCGGCCCCCCACAGGGACTTCCAGTCGTCCAGCGCCCACGTCCGCATCGCGTGCTGGGCGTACTCCAGCGGCATCCCGTCCGCGGAGGAAGCAGCGAGCAGGGCAGGGGCGAACGTGTCGAAGTGGAACTCTGCGCTGTCCTTCTCCTCCTCTTCTTCGGTGGGAGGGTGCTCCTTGATGAGGTCCTCGAGCTGGCCGCGCTCGAGCGCCTGGAAGGTCAGGGTGACGGTGTGCGCGTCGTACTCGGACTGAGCTTCCTTGAGGGCGTCCTGCGCTTCCCGGGTCTGCTTCCGGACCAGGGCGATGGCATCCTTGTCGGCGTCCTTGCCCAGTGACTTCAGGTAGTCCTCGGCGCGCGTGGCTGCCTGCTTGGCGTGCTGGTAGCGGTCGCGGATCTCGGGGTCGGAGCACAGGCGGAGTACCTGTGTCGGCTTGGGCATGGCGTCCAGCTGCTTCTGGATGGCGTCCCACGCGGTGGTGCTGGTCATGGCGGGTCCTTAGGGAAGGCCCGGCCGGGCGGTGGCGCCCTTCCCGTGTACGCCACGGGCCCGGCCGGGGGCTGAGGGGGTGGTACGGCCGGCGGTCAGGTGGTGGGAACGGTCTCGTTGAAGACCGGCCGCGCGGTGATCGTGAACTGGACGGTGATCTTCGCGGCCTCGTTGTCCGTCGTGTACGCCTTGGAGTTGCTGACGATCGTCACGGGGTAAACGTCCATGCCCTTGGCGCCCGGCGTGTTCCCCTTCGACATGATCACGATGAAGCCGCTGGTGCCCTTGGCCAGGTCGGTCTCGATGTCGTCGAGCGTGGAGTCCTCGTAGAAGGTGAGGCTGGAGTCGGCCGCGGAGTCGTCGCCGCCGATCTTCGAAACGAACGTGGACGCCATGTCCGGCGTCTCGATCGGCGTGTTCTCCAGGGTGAAGCCGTCGATGGCGTTGATCTGCGCGGTGTAGTCAGTACCGGCAGTGATCTCGGCTGCGGTCGGGATCAGGGTCGTCGCGGCGATCGTCGGGACGAAGAAAACCTTGGTGGTGCCCTTGCGGTTGAACCTCATTGGTGGCCCCTCGCGGATAGGGGCCAAGAAGTGGGGCCCCTGCTACACGTGTCGGTGTGGCGGCCACCTGCGTGGTGGCGTCCGCGTGGGGTCCCGCCGCGGTGCGGTCGTGCGCGCCCTGTGAGGGCCTGTCATCCGGCCGGCTGCTCCTCGAGGAAGAGCCGGTAGCGGATCACACTCGTGATGATGGCATCGTTCTGGTCGGACGTTCCCCCCGCTTCCCGCGCCTCCCGCCGCCAGCAGCTCACGCCGGTCCCGACGTTGAGGGTGTGCGTGTAGCCGAGGGCCCCGCTGGTGGGGCGTTCGACGACTTTCCAGCCCTTGTCGGTGAGCCACTGCGCCTGTTCGTCCCCGCCGCGCGAGTCGGGGACGCCGGGGGTGGGCCCGGACACGAACGTGGCCTGGTAGTCGACGACGGCAGCGCGCTGGTTGTCGGCGAGGCTGCTGGTGTCGTCGGTCCGGTCGAGGGGGTAGAGGATCGTGTACGGCGGCGGCACTGGCTGCCCGGCAGCGGTGAGGGGGATGCTGCGCAGGCCGACGGGACGCCCGGTGAGCGTGGCCAGGAGCGTTTGGAGGCCGAGGGTGACGGGCCGTCTCTCGATCATCAGGCTCCCTCGAAGATGCGGTCCAGGGCGTCCTTGAACGCGTCCTTGTACTCGTCGGAGAGCTCGTTTACGGCGGGCTCTACGTGGGGGTACGGCGGCTGCCGGAAGAACCGTCCCAGGCTGTCGTACATGTTCATGAAGCCGTACTCGAGGCGCCGCCCCTGCGGCTTAGTGGTGCCGAGTGTCGCTCCCCCGCCGTCCGGTACGGCGAACGGCTGGGCGGGCCCCCACGAGTCGAAGTAGTCCCCGGTGATGATGTTCGGGCCGGGCCTGCCGGACGCGTTGAACCGGATCATCGCGCGCAAAAGGCGTGCCTGCTGCTGCACCGTGCGGTTCACTTCCGGGCCCACCCGGTCCGCTGCCCGCTCCAGACGCGGGCCCAGGTCCTCGAGGTCCATCACCCACCCCCCGACGTCTGCTGGATCTGGTCCAGGCTGGTCACGCGGATCACTCCGAGGGTGCCGCCCTGTGAGGGGTCCATGGCCCGCCACTGCCGGCCGATGAGCGTCTGGTCGCCGCCCTCATGCACGGCGACGACGGTGACGATCGTGTCCCGGCCGGCGATCGGCGCCGACAGCGGGGTGAACGCCTTGTACTTGGACGTGGTCTCGTTCACCCAGGGCTGGGTGGCGACGACCGCGGATGCCGTCTCGGGCAGGCTCCCGGACTGCACTGCGCCCAGCCCCTCGTACAGGACGGCGCCCTCCGGGTAGACGTACTGGCCGGTGTCCGGGTCGAACACGGGCTGCCCTCCGGATGGGCTGGCGAACCGCACGACGTCCAGGAGGATGAGGTCTTCGACGATTCGGGCGATCCCGGACAGGTCGAGGCCGGCCATCAGATGCCGTCCTTTCCGCCGCGGGCCCATTCGGTGAGGGTGGCGAGCATGGCGCGGGCGGTCGCGCCCGGCCCTCCCCCGTAGTCGGCCCGGTTCAGTGCCTGCTGGTCGAGGATCTCCGGATCGACCTCGGCGAGGAACCCGGCAACGATCTCGCCCGGTGTGCGGGTGACGCCGACAGCAACCCGGGCCAGCCCTTCGAAGACGACGCCGTCCGGCTGCCGGGTGTGGAGAACGACGAGGGGCAGCC